GGAGGCCCCTTCACATACGTCAGTTCGTAGTGATGGTCAAAAGGTCAGTTCAGCGTAATACGCCTCGCGTTGCGAACTGCGGTCAACAAAGTGACCAACCATTTGACAAGGATGGCGAACCGTTTCGGTTGCTTTCCGAGATGGCTGAAGTTTTGGGTCGACACTACGATGTGTCTCTACCCGTTACTTCAGTGACATCGGAAACCGATACAGCCCGCCGCATTAAGAAAGGTAAGGAGTTTTCCGTGGGACTCCTTGAAAACCCGGTTAACCACGAATGGTCAAGTGAAATCCGCCGTGCGTCTCTAACGAAGCGAGAACGCTATACGGTGGCTGGATCTTTGTTCCTCTGGCGAAAGACGTTACCGTCATCAGCCGCACCATTCACCGAGCATATGGCTCGAGTGACCGCCCCTGAAACCGAACTCCCCATGGGTTATATTGCACACGTGTGCACCATGGCCGAGGAGATGTTTCCTAAGGGGTGGGATCGCTCGTACCATTCGCTTGTCGATAGTGCGGTTCCGACCGTTAGTTCTGTCGTTGAGAGAGGGCGTGGAAAAGGTGGATGGCGCTCGACCGGTCCTGACAGGTTTCATTATGGGCAGCAATGCCTAGGTGAAGTTCCCCTGTTAGAGTCGGAAGAGTCCATTAAGGTCAAATACATGGAAGCACAGTGCGACGGGAAGACCCGAGCTGTGACCGTCATGCATTCTGACGCTCAATTTTTGAAACCTCTTCACAAACTGCTCTACAACCAGATTTCCAAGTACCCCTGGCTTCTTAGGGGGAAAGCCAATCCCACGTCGTTTAAGTCTTTTTCGCGAGTTCCAGGCGAAGTTTTTGTCTCTGGCGATTACGATTCCGCCTCCGACCACCTAACCGTCACCGTCGCGGAGTGGGTCCTACGAGTTGCATTTCGAAACGCTGTCTTGATTCCAGACGCCGTTAAGATCGCTGCGTTACGTTACCTTAGGGTTACGTTGCAGTATCCTGACGGCACTGAAGTTAAGGCTACGCGTCAACTCATGGGCTCACTCCTCTGCTTCCCTCTTCTTTGCATCCAGAATTACGTTGCCTTCCGTTGGGTCTTTCCTAAGACAGTCCCAGTCAAGATTAATGGCGACGATATCGTATTCCGGAGTACAAGGTCGAAGTTCGACGAGTGGGCGAGTTTTGTCGGAGAAGTCGGTCTCCGCTTATCGCGAGGCAAAACCCTTGTCGATCCCTCTGCATTTTCCCTGAATTCCACGTTTTTCCACGTAGCACACGGCCAAGCTCCTCGTTTGGTGCCAATCATACGATGTACATCGTTGTTGCGTGAGAAGTGTCCATATCCTAGCGCCCTTGCTGGGACTTTAAGGAGCTTTTTGGATGGTTTTCGGGGGGATTTGCGGGACGAGCTAGGGAGCTGGTTCTTGCGAAAAAAGAAAAGAATGATTAGGGGATGCGGAAGGAGTGTTGTTCGGGGTCTAGGCATGTGGGTCAACGAGGCCATGCTTAAGAAATCCGATATGTGGCATAGGGAACTTTGGTACGTGAATTCGGTGCCTACTGCATACCATCATGGTAGGCGAACCGAAGGGGTTAAAGTTCCCGATCCACCGGATCGATTAAGTGGACAGGTCAAGTTGCCCGCCGGCTGGAGACGAGTAGCGTTGAGCCAAAGTCCTCGTGAGCGACGCTTACAGCGCGAAAACGAGAGGGACTTCTGGGATCAAGTTACGGAGTCAGCGTGGGGTTCGGTCTACAAACCGAAGGAAGTGGAACGAGCATACTGGGATGCGGTTAAGAATGGGTCGTTTGAAAACCAATTTTATTATTGGCGGACAAAAACCTATTCAAAATCCTCCCGGATGTTCGTCCGACGACTGTACGAGCCTAAGCGTGAACGTTTATACGTTGACGGAGAGTACAAGTTGGTCGAGGGTCCACTACCTAAGGCGAAGAAGATCGGGTCACGCTCTGCGCTTCGTTCTAGCTTGCTTTACCGCGAGTTGGAAAGGACAGAAGGACTAAAAGGAGAGACCGTTTGGGTACGGGTGGACGAGAGTTCTGTGGAACAGGAGGAAGAAGGCTTTTGTCTTGGGGAGCACTTTGGTGCTCTCGTCCGAGAAAAAGTCGATCTTACCCGACAATTTGCCTCCGTGTACTTTCCCAAGTGCACTGAAAAGTGGTTGGACGCCGAGTTGGCTGCAGACAGCTACGTGCAGTAGCGGCTTGCGCGCCTCGGTTGCTGGGATGACGTACGGGGTTCTTGCGGACTCCTATTACGAGAAGTTTGTGGAAGCTAGGAAACGACTGTTAAGGGGAGATCCCCACGACATGGGAAACAGACAATGAGAAATCGTTGGTAGCTGTGTGTACCATTACATGCGTGGAACCAGAATTAACTGGTTAACTTGCAGGAACGCCCGCGCTCCTGAAGCTTTTATTTTTTGGGATGGTGAGCTGGGGTCAAGTGGTGTCGGAATAGACGACTCACTGACTTGCTAGCGTGCCAGTTTTGAAGGTTTTGATTGGGAGCAATGCCTGCGAGGTCGATGCTTGATAAGGCTAGACTAGAACAGGTGGGGAGAAACTTTATTACCGATGCCTAGATAGGGCTAGGATTTTAGAGCTTTCCACGTTGCATCTCTCCGAGGTAACAGAAAGGTTGCCGTCAAGGCTGTAGAAATTGGTTCGCTGACCGAGTTAACAACTAAGGGGTTTTATCTTCCCTTAGCGATCTTGATCTGAGAGCTCACCTGAAGAAAATGAAAAAGTGAAAAAACGAAATTCCCGTAGTGGGGGTGCGATTCTCGCCCCATACTGACC